AGCTGCGAATCGACCACGACAAGATGTTTGACGAGGTGGTCCGCCTCCGCGCCGAACTGGCCCGCTACACCAGCGACCTGACGGATGAGCAGGCGCGCGATGTGTATCAGCGTTGGGTTCCCAACCCGGCTGGTCCAGAGGAAACCACTCATTCATGGGACGCGGCCATCCGCAGGGTCAGGGGAGGGTGGTGATGCGGTACTGGCGCGATCCAGACACGATGGAAGTCTCAAGGAGCAATGACGACGCACCCGCCGATCCAGGCGATGTCGTCGTGCTCCCATTGGCCGACTGGCAGCGGCTGGTGGAGTTGGTTACGCGCCAGTTCCCGGCTTGCCCGTGTGACGGCAACTGCTGCGAGGCGTGCCGAGAAGATTCCGAGATCGACGCCATCATCAAGAAGGTGCAGCCATGACTGCCGTGATTTGTATCTGCACAATTGTCCTGTTAGTCGGTGGTATTGCCTTCGGGTGGCTTTGGGAGAATCGCAGATGGAACAATGGAACGTGTCGGGAGTGTGGTCAGCCGTGGGGATACTTTGATACCGATAGCCAAGGCGGGCGCGGATACAAATGTGCTGGTGGACATTGTGAGTGGATGTCGTACCCCATGGACAGAAAGGTGCAGCCATGACCACACCGAAGCCGAGCCTATTGCCATGCCCGTTCTGTGGCGGGGCCGTGTCCTACAATGATCGCGGGAAGGTCGGATGCGATCGTGCATGTATCGGCATCGACGCTGAGGGCTATGAATGGGAGTGGAATACCCGCCCCATCGAAGCAGCCCTCCTCGCCCGCGCCGAGGCGGCGGAGGAGAAGCTGGAGAAGGTGAGGGCAGTATTGGACGAAGCACGCCGCCTGTGTCCTGATCGCAACTGCCTCTTATGCGCTGACCGGATCATGCTGGTTCACGCCCTCGACGCAATCCTGGCCCCCGGCGGCGGGGAGAATCCTCCCGAAATGTAGTTGAGATTGTGGCGCCAACCCGCGCAGGCTGTGAGCTAACCCTCGGCGGGGATTGGCTGAACGTGAGTGTTTGGTTCTGGACTTGCAGGTCCGAGAAGGCCGCGGCTTCTGCCAATTCCTGGTGGGGCCGCCAACGTCGCCGGCCTTCCATCCCCTGGGCCGGCTTCCGGGGGGCGCTCGCTCACAAGCAGCGCCCAGTACGTTCAGCCGTCCCTGTCGGGGTTCATGGGCCGTTACAGGCACGCCGCCGTCCAGGGGGCAGCTCCCGACAAGGGCGTCGACAGCCGGCTCAAGCGCCGTGGGCTGATCAGCGGATCCAGGCCTCCGGTTGCCGGGGCCGCCCCTGGCGGCCTCATTAGCGGCCCCCCGCCGGCACGGAGGCGGCCATGACCGCCGCCAGGCAAGTCGCGTGGAAGCCCCAACCGGGGCCTCAGACCGAGCTTCTCACCTGCCCCTATTTCGAGGTGTTGATGGGTGGTGCCGCGGGCGGCGGTAAGAGTGACGCCCTGATCGGCGACTTCGCCGCCGGCATCGAGCAGTACGGCGCCGCCTGGCGCGGGGTCCTGTTCCGGCGAACTTTCGGCATGCTCGAGGAGATCGAGACCCGCGCTTTGGAGATCTTCAGTGCCGTATACGGCAGCAAGTGCTACTCGGTGGGAAAGAAGATCTGGACGTTCCCCAACGGGGCGACGTTCAAGCTCAGGTACCTCGACGACCACAAGGACACCCTCGAGTACCAGGGGAAGTCGTTCACCTGGGCGGGTTTCGACGAGCTGACCCAGTGGCCAGACGACTACTGCTACAACTACCTCTTCAGCCGGGTGCGTTCCGCGGCCGGGGCTCCGGGATACATCCGGTCCACGAGCAACCCAGGCGGCCCTGGCCATCAATGGGTCAAGAAACGCTTCATCGACCCGGCCCCGCCGCGCACGCCGATCATCGAGTGGGGAACAGACATCGACGGCAATGCTGTCCGCCGCGCGCGGGTGTTCATCCCTGCGAAGCTGGCGGACAACCGGATCCTCGTGAATAACGACCCTGGGTACTTCGACCGCCTGAACCAGATCTCCGACCCGACGCTGCGCAGTGCGTTGCGAGACGGCAACTGGGACGTGTTCGCCGGCATGGCTTTCCACGAGTGGGATCGCGCCGTCCACGTGGTCCCGGCCAGTCCGGTTCCCGAGGGCGTCAAGCTGTGGCGGGCATGCGACTGGGGCTACGACAAGCCCTATTGCGTGCTGTGGTTCTACAGCGACTTCGACGGCAACGTGGTCGTCTTCAACGAGATGTACGGCAAGGGCGCCAAAGACGGCATGGGGACCAAGGAGTCAGCGAAGGACGTGCGGGCGAAGATCGAGAGCTACGAGGCCCTGAATAACCTGTGGGTCCCGCTGGGGTATCTGGACCCGCAGTGCTGGGCTGAGCACGACACTGTCGACTCGATTTACCACAACATCGGCGGCACCCGGTTGAACTGGCAGAAGTGGGAGAAAGGCCCCGGCTCCCGCATCAACCAGAAGCAAGTCGTGCACGACTACCTGCGGGTGGTCAACGGGCACAGCCGGCTAAGGATCTCAGAGCGCTGCCCCAACCTGATTCGCACGTTGCCATCGCTACCGGCCTGCCCTCGCGATCGCGAGGATGTTGACACGTCGTCTGAAGACCACGCCTACGACGCCCTGCGGGGCGGTCTGGCGCGCAGGATTATGACCGTGGATGACCGCCGCCGCGTCAATGGCATGCGCACGAGGAATGCAGCGCGCCGCGCCAATTACGGCGGGCACTTCGGAGGTATGGGTTGATACACGAAGCGGCCCGCGGGCAAGAAGAGAAGATCGTCGCCTATGTGAACGACAAGTGCACGACCTTGCGGGAAAACCGACGCGAGGTCGAGGTCCGATGGCAGATGTGCGTCGAGGCCTACGCCTCCAGGTTCTCGAACGAGGCGTGGGTCGCCAGGGCGAAGGCCGATAACCGTTCGGCCCGTTACCTGTCGCTGACCTGGGACGCTGTTCAGAACGTCGTGGCCCAGATGATGACGATGCTCTTCCCGAACGAACGATGGTTCACCGTTGAGCCTGGGCGCCGTGGCGGGTACGCGATGAGCGACGACCTGGACGCCCCGAAGATCGAGCACCTACTGCGCTACCAGCACGAGCAAATGGCTTTCAAGGCGCAGATGCGGCGCATGTTGACCTGGCTGGTCGTGACAGGGAACTGTCCATGGGCGATGTACTGGGCGAAGGATTCGGCCGTCGACTACCCGGTGTACGCGCAGGCGATGGCCGCGTGGGCTCAGAAGCAAGCCGACATGATGACGGCGTACAACACCGCGATGAACCAGTACACCGAGGGTGCGACGATGTCGGCCGCCATGGGTCGGCCGGTGACAACCCCGCCGCCACAGCCGCCGACAGAAGAGGCCATGCCGTCGGGCAGCACATCGCTGATCTACGAAGGCCCGAAGCTGGTCATCGGCGACCCGTTCAATTTCGTGCTGGACGACGCAGCAAACGACGAACTGACGGCATTCCGTGCCGTCCAGACGTGGCGGTCCAAGGCGTATTTGCAACATCTGGCCACCGTCGATCTCACCGGATACTCGGTGTACGACAACCTCGACCAGGTCAAGGACTCCGCGTCCTACAAGGACGACTACCTGTCGAGAAACCCATCGCTGGCCCAGGCCTTCGGGATGGCCCTGCCCAAGCACGGCGCGGTTGGCCTGATAGAGGCCTGCGGGGACTTTGAGCTGCAGCTCGATGCGGCGGGCGACGACAGCCAGTACATCCGCAGTTGGACGGCGGTCGTGGCGAACAACCGCACGCTGATGAAATTCGAACCGACACATCTGTGGCGGCGGGAGCCCCACATCCAGCTGGCCAGGCTGATCGACATGCCTGGGCAGGTGTACGGCGGCGGCCTCGTTGAAAACGCGCTGGGCTTGGTCGATGCGACCAACGTCAGGCTGAATCAGATCATCGACGCTGCCGCCGTTGCCATCAATCCGGAGACCAAAGTCTTCGATGACGGTGTCTACGACCCCGAGAATGCCGAGAGCGGGCCGGGAGCCCAGCACATCGTCGGGGACATCAACAATCTGCAGCCGTTGCGGAAGGACCTCCAGGGCCTGTCTCTGGCCTTCACGGAAATCGGCCTGCTGACGGCTCTGGTGCAGCAGATGTTCAGGTCGCCGAACGCGAGTGCTTCGCAGCGCGGGGACAACTCGGCTACCCGCACGGCTCGCGACGCATCGATCATGGGTGGCTCCCTCCAAGACATCGCTCGGTACGTCGAAGACAACGCGCTGGGCCCAATCCTCGACATGCAACTCCAGCACAGCCAGCAATACCTGGACGAGAACATCGTCATGAAGGTCGTGCAGGGTGGCATGTCTGAGTGGTCGACCGTTGGCCCAGACGTGGTGCAACGCCGCTGGCGCAACCGGATCGTCGGTTCGGCAAACCAGATGATCAAGGAAAAGCGGCTGCAGGATTTACTGATGTTCGTCCAGATAATCAGCGGCAATCCGCTGATCATGCAGACGGTCAGTGCAGACCTCTCGTACCTGCTCAAGGTCGTGTACGAAGAGATGGGCTTCCAGGATGGAGACAAGGCCTTCCCGCCGAAGCAGGCGATAGGGCCGGGGCAGGCGATGCCAGGAGGTGTGCCCGATGGGGGAATTTATGAGGGAGGAAGAGGCGGCAGCCCTGAAGGCGATGGCGAGTACGCCGGCGCTGGCCATCCTGATCAAGCGCCTCCAGGAGTTGCGCAACGTGGCGGTTACGCCTAGGCGGCCGGCAACCGAGTGCTGGTCTGGGGAGATGGCGTTTGATGCGGGCCGAGCTGCGGTCTGCGACGAGATGTTGAGGTGGATCGAGACGTGCCTGAAAAGGCAAGCGTGATGACAACCAACGCCGCCGGGCGATAAACGGAGGAGAGCGAAGTGGAACACGACGAACTGTCCCAGTTCGATGGACGATTTGAGGAACCAGTGGAGCCTGCCACCGAGGCGCCAAACGGCGATGTCCCGGCAGGGGAAGATGGCGAACAGACCGGCGTCGCTGGCAGCGACAGCACTGACGGTGCGCAGGGGAACCCGAGAAGTGTCCCCTACGAACGGTACGAGGAGATGGCTGCTCGTCGCCGCGAGGCCGAGGCTCGAAACGATGAACTGATGCGGTATGTCTTGAGCGGGCGGTCGCCTGCTCCGGCCGCCGAGGAAGAGCCTACTGACCCAGACGTGGAGCGGTCTGTCGCCCCGATCATCGACAGGAAGATGCGCGGCGTCGAGGAATTGATCGCGCGCCAGCGGCACAGTGACCAGTTGGCGCAGCTCGAAGAGCTTTCGCCCGGTGCAGCAAAGATGTGGCCAGAGATCCAGGCTGAGTTCAGATCTCTGCCGCTGCACTTGCAGCCGGACTTCGACGGCATCGCTGGGGCCGTGGCTCTGCGGGCAAGAATCGACGCGCGTGCAAAGAAGCCCACCGCCGAAGCGGCAAATGCGCTGAAACGGCGGGCACACACAGAAGCGAGTCCCGGCACGAACACTCGGGGCAATACAGCTCCTACGGGCCGAGACATCAAGCAAATGACTACAGCGGAATTCGCTAGATATCTGGAAAAAGCGGCGGCCGGGCCGTCGCGGGAGACAGATGGCTACGATCCGCTGATACGGTAAGGAGACAGCGATGGCTACAACGTGGGGTGGTTTCGCCACTCAGGAAACCAACGACAACATCGGCATCAAGGGCGTCACTCAGGCGACCTACGACCGGAATCTGCTGGAGCGCGCGCTTCCGCTTCTGGTCTTCGACAAGTTCGGTCAGCAGCGTCCGCTGAAGGGGCGCTCGGGAATGCAGATGGTGTTCCGGCGGTACAAGTCGCTGGCCGCCGTCGCGAGCGCACTGGCGAATGAGGGCGAGCCGGGCTCTGGCGCGACGATCGAGAAGCAGGAAGTGATCGTGAACATCCTGCAGTACGGCAACTTCACCACGGTGACCGACGTGCTCGAGGTGGCCGGCCTCGACAACGTGATCCTCGAGGCCACGGCGATCCTCGGCGAGAACATGGGCGAGTCGCTCGACTGTGTCTACCGGGAAAAGCTGTGCACGGGCTCGCAGTTTCTGCGCGTCACGGCCGATGGCAATGCCACCTCGGTCGCCGGCACCTGGGGCGTCGGTATCAAGGCTACCGTCGCCGGCTGTCTGCATCGCCAGGTGCTGGACAAGGCGATCAACATCCTGGACCGGAACAAGGCGAAGAAGTTCACGGCCATGATCCAGGGCGCTCCGCGAGACAACACCTACCCGGTGGCGGCGTCGTACTGGTTCATCATCCACCCCGACCAGGTCAAGGATCTGTACACCACGACGTTCAGCAACCTGACCAAGGGCTCGGACTTCACCCCCGTCGAGGCCTACGCTTCGCAGGCGCAAGTGATGGACGGCGAAGTCGGCAAGTACCGGTCCGCCCGCATCATCGCCACGACTCAGTGCAAGATCGAAGCGGGCCTGGGAGCGGCCGACTCGTCCAACCTCCACCGCGAGACGGGAGCCGCGTGCGACGTGTACCACAACCTGATGTTCGGCAAGGACGCATACGGCCTCGTCCCCCTGGATGGGTTGAACAGCAGGTCGATCATCCACCGTGCCGGTGGCGTCTCCGACCCGCTCAACCAGAAGAACACGGTCGGTTGGAAGGCCGCGACGGCGTGCGCCATCCTGAACGACGAGCACCTGGTGCGCATCGAGGCGGCCTCGCTGCTGTAACCGCGGACAGATGAGTTGACAGGGGAGGGGCCGCCCCCTCCCCGCAGAAAGAAGGGAACTGATGGCTGTCACAACCAGGACTCCGGTGTTTACGTCGGTCACTGGGCCGGACAAGAACTTCGTTGCTGGGTATATCGTGCCGCATGCGAGCAACACCCTGGCGTACAGGGTGGAGTGCGGCTTCCGGCCGGCGCGGGTCGTTATGTACGCGCCGTTGGATGAAGGTGGCATTGCACCGAGCATTCGAGAATCATACGACAGCGTCGGAGAGTACACGCTGTTGTGGGAGGACGTGGATGGTGTCGAACAGTTCGTCCCACGATTCATTGCATCAATCGACTCGCCATGCATCTCCATTGGCTCATGGGGATACAATTTCTCTGCTGGAGACGACGGTGGCGCGGGGTTCTGGGCAACTGAAGACACGATGGCCATTGGAAGGTATCGGCTGTACTTCGTCGCCTATCGGTTCTAGTCGCATCAATCGCCGCCGGGCGTTAAACGGAGAAGGATAGCACATGCTGACGCAAGCCAAGAAAAATGCCGAGGGCAGCAGGGCCGCACATCAGGCCGTGGCCCCATCCCCCATGCAAGAGGGTGTCGCATCGCGGGCGCCGATCGCCGGTCTCCCGTTGCCTCCCGACACCACAAACCCCCCGTGTGGAGAACATGGGCACATGTGTCTCGACTCCTTCGGGAAGTATCAGCCTAGTTGGGCTGCGGTATACATCCACAAGACTCCCGAGGTGCCAGAGGCCCAGGCATTCTTCGACGACAAGGCCGACACAATCCTGGTCCCGACCGGCCGCTGGTGGGACGTTCCGGCAACGGTGGTTCGCACATTGCAAGACACGCGCTCCCCGACCATTACCAGAGAGTCGAAGTCTGGTCACGACTTGTCGTCGGCGATGGCAGACCCGAATCGCGGGACCGTCCCCCGGTGGCAGTACTCGGTTATCCCGTCTGCGTGAGGAAGGGTGCCAATGGCCTCCAGGACGCTGCAGAAGACAGTACGGCGCATCGTCGCATCGCTGGGCGACCAAGCGCCGTCGAGCGCCGTTAGCACCTCGCAGACGATACAGGTTGCCGTCGACGCGGTGAACGACGCCGTCGCCGACATTTACAGCAGGGCGAAGTGGCCGTTCCGACTGAAGTTCTGCTCGATTGTCATGTCGGGTGGATGCGCTTCGTATGCCCTGCCAGACGATTTCGGCGAGTTTCAACTGGAGACGATTTCGGCCCCAGGATCACCGGGTGCGCCCATCAAGTTCTCCGAGTACGCGGACCTGATGGCGGCGCACCCGCAGTGGCCGATTAGGTCTGCGGACAATGCGCTCAACGGTTATATGCCGCTAGACGTAATCGGTGACTACGCAGGCGCGATGTTTGAAGCCTCCGGCGTCCCAGCCCAATTCACAGAGTGGAACAAGACGTTGATGTTGTGGCCGCCACCTTCCGCGGAGTTCGCGGCGGCGTACCAGATTCTGTGGATCCCGTACTACGCTCACGCTCCCGAATTGATCGCAGACGCCGACATCCTACCTCTGCCGCAGAATCTGTGGGCTGCCTGTACCTACATGGCGCAGTCGCTTTTGAAGCAGTACCTCGAGTACCCCGACAGCCAGATCGACGCAGCTCGCGCTGAACGGATGATCAACACGCAGTTGAGGCGCAAGTCCTTGGTCGCTCGCAGGACGCTGCGCTTCAGGGTGAGGTAGGTATGTTCCGGCGGTTTGGTGGAATCGACCAGAACTCCGGCGATCTAGCGATCGACCAACTGTCCGCCAGCTCGCTGGTGAACGTCGATCTGCACCCGGTCGGAGACGTTCGCACTCGCGGTGGCCTGCGCGCAGTGACGACATCCCCAGACCCGTCAGGCGGTACGCCTGTGCTGGGCTTGGCGTTTAACCAGGCCACAGCCCAACGGTACATGTACGCATCCAAGGCCGACAAGTTGTATCGGTCGTCGGCCGCAACGCCGTGGACCTGGGCAACGGCCGCCACCTGGTCGGTCGCGACCACTGGGGCCGCGTTCGCGAACGCATCCTTTGGCTCGGCCACGACGTTCCCCAGTGCCGACGCACACCCGGACGCGCACGGACTGAGTTTGTACATCGCAACCGGGACCACCGTTCCATGGGTGGACTGGGGTACTGGCGGGCAGTATCTGCCTCCGGCTGTGTATTCGGCGACTGCGGCTACCAGGCGGGCAGGCTATCCCAACGGGACAGCCACCCACGCCGGCGAATGGCGCGACTGGGACGCTCACCCGCCATCTGGTCTGGCGCTGATCGGGCGCGGGACGGTCGAACAGATGCTGGTGTGGGGTTTCCCTGACGACAAGAACCGCATCGACTATTCGGCGCTGCAGATCCCATGGCACTTCGGCCAGGGAACGATGACTGGCGTTGACACTGACTGCAACGCTGCCACCGATGGTGGCTTCTTCTATGCGATATCGGATGAGGCCGACTATGTGGTCGGCGCGTGCCAGCACATGAATCGCATCATCGTCTTCAAGCGCCGGTCGACGCTGGTCTATTCTGGGTTCCCTGGATACGACATGAACTTGGAGAACATCTACCCGGTCGGGTGCATGTCGTTCCGCTCGGTAATCCGCGCCGGGACGAGTCTCCTTTGGTGGAGCGACCAAGGACCAGTGTCGTTGTTCGGAATCCAGGAGTTCGGAGATCTCTCATACTCGAACATCGGCAGCAGTGTGAGGACGGTCGCCCAATCGCTAACGGCGTCCGA